GCGCGAGCTCAGTCGAGATCGTCGAGATCCAGCGCGAGCAACCCACCTTCACCGACCAGCGCACGATCGCCGCGACGATCGCGCTCGTCGTCACGACCGCCGCCGAGCTCGGCGGCTCGAGCGCCGCCGGCGGAGGTCTCGTCGATGAGCTCGCCCAGCAACGAGCGGCGCGTCGGCTCGCAGCTTCCGCGCCTGTTCCTGATTCCCGACGGCAGGGTTAGCTCCGCCGCCGAGGAGGCGATCGCCCTCGCCGCGTCGTGCGGCCTCCACCTGGACCCCTGGCAAGCGTGGTGCCTCGACCACATGCTCGCCGAGGACGCGACCGGCGCCTGGCTCGTCGAGATCATCCTCCTCCTCCTCCCCCGCCAGAACGGCAAGAACGCGGTGCTCGAGGCGCTCGAGCTCGCGGGGATCTTCCTGTTCGGCGAGGAGCTCATCATTCACTCCGCGCACCTGAACGACACCGCGGCGACCCACATGGGTCGGCTCAAGGGTCTCGTCGCGGCGAATCCCGAGCTCGACCGGATCACCAAGTTCTACGACGCGAACGGCAAAGAGCGGATGCTCCGGAAGGACACCGGCCAGGAAATCCGCTTCATCACCCGCGGCCAGAAAACGCTCCGCGGTGGCTCACCTCGCCGCATCGTGTTCGACGAGGCCCTCTACCTGACCGACGACCAGGTGCAGGCGATCGTCCCGTCGCTCTCCGCCCAATCGCTCTCCGACGCCGGCCCGCCGCAGATGATCTACACCTCGAGCGCGCCGCTCCCGAGCTCGAGAGTGCTCCACCGGGTACGGAACAAGGCGCTCAAGGGCGACGCCCGGCGCCTCTTCCACGCCGAGTGGGGATGCGAGCTCGGCGTCGATCCCGACGACCGGGACGCCTGGTACGCGAGCAACCCAGGCATGGGAATCCGGATCTCCGAGCGATGGGTAGAGGACAACGAGGTCGGGATCCTCACCGATGACGGGTTCCTGATCGAGCGCCTCGGCGTCGTGTTCCCCGAGCCCGACGACAACGCCGCCAAGCCCGCCAAGCTCCCCGCCGACAAGTGGGCCGCCACCGTGACCAACACCCCGCCACCGCTCACCGCCGGCGACATCGCTCTCGCGTTCGATGTCGCGAAGGACGGCGCGTGGACGTCCATCGCGATCGCCGGCGGCGACATCAGGAACGCCTACGTCGAGCTCATCGAGCACGAGCCCGGCACCGGATGGCTCCCCGCCCGCCTCGTCGAGCTCGTCAAGAAATGGCGGCCGATCGCCGTCGGGTACAACGGCGCCGGGCCCGCCGGCGCCCAGGGCTCCGCCGTGCTCACCGCGTTCCGCGAGGCCCGCCTCCCGGCGGACCTCCTCCACCCGATGACAGCCCAGGACTACAAAGCCGCGTGTGGAGGGCTCTACACCGCCGTCGTCGAGGGCACCGTCCGCCGGCTCGCCGGCCAGGGCCCGCTCGACGACGCCGCCGCCGACGCCACCGACCGGCCGCTCGGCGACGCGTGGGCCTGGGACCGCCGGAACGAGACCGTTCCGATCTCGCCGCTCGTCGCCGTGACGATCGCTCGAGCTCTGCTCCCCGCCGGCCCCGAGCCCCGCGACGTCGCGGACTTCATCGTGCTCTGACCCCAGGAGGTCTCATGGCGCTCGCTCTCATGATCCTCGGCGCCGCCCTGGTGATCGCCGCCGGCGCGATGATCGCTCCCGAGCTCGGCCTCGCGGTCGCCGGCGCGATCTCCCTCGCCGCCGGCGTCGACCTCTCCCGGCCCCGAGCTCGAGGCGACCAGGCGTGAGCATCCTTCGCCGCGCGTGGGAGGGCCGCGCCGTCGGCACGCTCGACGTTGTCCCGTCCGGGCCCCAGGTGCCCGAGCTCCCCGCCGGCTACGGACAGCCCGGCGCCGGCGCGTGGCTCGACGGGATGCGTTGGCAGGGCTACGGCGCCGGCGAGGCGAGCACCGACCACGCGATGCGGCTCTCCGCCGTCTACGCCTGCCTCAGACTGCTCTCCGAGGCGATCTCGACGCTCCCGCTCGACACGTTCCGGCGGATCCAGGGCACCCGACAGCCCTACCGGCCCCGGCCCGGCTATCTCGACTTCGCTCCGCCGGCCGGCTCGAGGATCACCTACCTCTCGCAAGTCATGATGTCGCTCCTCACCGACGGCAACGCCTACGTAGCGACGCCTCGCGACGAGCTCGGCGTCCCGGTCGCCCTGGTCCCGCTCGACCCTGGGATGGTCAAGGTCGGCCGAGGCCGCGCCGGCGCCCCCGTGTTCGAGGTCAATCGGACCGAATACGGCCCGCTCGAGATCATGCACATCGCCGGGATGACGCTCCCCGGCCAGCTCACGGGAGTCTCACCTCTCCGGGCCGCTCGTGAAGTGGTCGACAGCGGCCGCAAGGCCCAGGAGTTCGGCTCGTCGTTCTTCCAGAACGCAGCGGTCCCGCCCGCCGTGATCGAGCTCCCCGAGGACGGGAGCAACCCCGAGAGCGCGACCGACCGGGCCCGCCGCGTCGCGACCGCCTGGAACGAGACCCACGGCGGCGCCTCGAACGCCGGCAAGGTCGGCGTGCTCATCGGCGGCGCCAAGCTCTCGACAGTCGCGATGAGCCCCGCGGACGCCGAGTGGCTCGACTCCAAGCGGTTCGGCGTGTCCGAGATCGCCCGGTTCTACGGCGTCCCGCCGCACCTGATCGCCGACGCGAGCAACTCGACGTCATGGGGCTCCGGCCTCGCCGAGCAGAACCTCGCGTTCGGGCAGTTCTCGCTCCGCCCCTGGATCGAGCGGATCGAGGACGCGCACGGCCGGCTCCTGACGAGCCACGGCCTCCCCGACGTGTTCGTCAAGCTCAACCTCGACGCCCTCCTCCGGGCGTCGCTCGCCGACCGCTACACGAGCTATCAGGTCGGCATCGAGACCGGGTTCCTCCTCAAGAACGAGGCCCGCCGGCTCGAGGATCTCCCGCCGATCCCCGGCGGCGACACGCCCACCACGCGCCCCGCACCGACCGCTCCGAGCTCGAGCTCGGCCGCACCAGGAGGCCCAGCATGACCACGCACCCGAGCATCGAGCTCCGCTCGTTCGTCGACGAGATCGAGTTTCGAGGAGCGAGCGACGGCCGGATCGTCGCCGCCGGCGTCGCGATGAAGTACGGCGCCAAGAGCAAGCCGATCCCGCACAAGGCCCGCGGCGTGTTCCGCGAGGAGTTCCGCTCCGGAGCGTTCTCCAAGACCGTCCAGGAGACCGACGTCGAGGCGCACCTCGAGCACGCCGGCCCGTACCTGGCCCGAGTGAGCAACGGCACGCTCCGGCTCGTCGACGGCCGCTCCGAGCTCGGCTACGAGATCGACCTCCCCGACACGACCGCCGGCCGCGACGCCGCGACGCTCCTCGAGCGGCGCGACGTGCGCGGCTCGAGCATCGGGTTCCGGTCGCTCCCCGGTCACGACGCCTGGACCGTCGACGACGACGGGATGGCGCTCCGCACCGTCACCGAGGCGCGCCTCTTCCGCGTCGACCTCACCACCTCGCCCGCCTACACCGACTCGACCGCGGAGTTCGCGCTCCGCTCCCTCGCCGCCGACCTCGAGCTCGAGCTCGACCAGGTGCTCGAGGCCGCCGGCGCCGGCGAGCTCCGCTCACTGATCGACCCGCCCTCGGGCGGCGACGGCGAGACCGACTCCGAGGACGCCGGCCGAGAGACCCTCACCGTCGTCCGCCCCCGGATCCTGTCGCTCTACGCCTGACCAGGCCGCCGTCACCGGCACCAGGTCGCCACCACCCACCCAACACCCCGACCCGCCGGCACCGCCCGGCAGGAGGACAGTCATGACCACATCGACACTCGACATCGTGCGCGCCAACTTCACGCGCCGCACCGAGATCCAGGGCGAGCTCCGCTCGATCGACGAGGCCGCCACCACCGACCAGCGCGCGTACACCGAGGACGAGAGCGGCAAGATCACCGAGCTCCGCTCCGAGCTCGAGGCGATCGACGACCGGATCACCTCCGGCCTCGAGCTCGAGGCCCGCTCCCAGCACATCGAGGCCGGGATGGGCGAGCTCCTCGGCGCGATGATCGACCGCGACTCCGGCGACGTCGTCGACACCCGCTCGATCGGACAGCAGTTCGCCGAGCTCGAGGAGTACCGCTCGTGGGTCGACGCCGGCGCCCGCGGCACCTCGCCGGCGCTCAACGCCGAGGCCGAGTTCCGCGCCGTCACCGACCTCACCACGACGACCGCGCTCGTCAACCCGCAGCGCCTCGGCCGCATCGGTCAGGACTTCCTCGACCGGCGCACCTTCCTCCTCGACTTCCTCCCGGCGATCCCCGTCGGCACCGGGTCGATCGAGTACGTCCAGGACTCGAGCCCGCTCGCGGACATGGCGAACAAGCCGGCGGAGCGCACCGAGGGCGCGGCGGCCGCCCAGGGCGGGATCACCCCCGCGCTGATCTCCGAGGCGACCGCCACGATCTCCGTCTGGACGAACATCACGCGCCAGGCCGCGGCCGACGCCCCGCAGATGGGCGGCTACCTCGACGGCCGGATGCGCTACGCGATCAAGCGTCGCGCCGACGCCCAGGCGATCGCCGGCAACGGCACCGCACCGAACCTGCGCGGCCTGTCGTCCCGCTCCGGGATCGTCACCTACGCCCCCGGCTCGGCCGAGGATCGCGCCAAGAGCATCCGCCGCGGGATCCGGCTCGGCGAGGACGCCGAGGCCGTGTACGAGATCATCGTGCTCAACCCCGCCGACGCGGAGATTTTCGACCTGACCAACTACGGGACGGCCGGCCTCCACGCCAACGGCGAGAGCGGCGGCCTCTCCGCCGGCGGCTCCCGGACCGCCTGGGGTCTCACCCAGGTCCGGAGCACGGCGATCGCCGCCGGCACCGCGCTGCTGATCGACCCGATGGCGGTCTCCGTGCTCGACCGCCAGCAGGTCGCCGCGTACATGACCGACAGCCACGCGTCGCAGTTCGTCAGCGGGATCCTGACCCTGATGCTCGAGGCCCGGATGGGTCTCGCGCTGTTCGATCCCGCCGGCGTGTGCAAGGTCACGTTCAACGGCACCGCCTGATCCCAGGCGCCGCAGTCGCTCCTCGGGCCCGCGGCTCCGGGCCCGAGGGGCACCCCCACGACTCGAGAGCCGGCCGGCACCGTCGCCGGCCGGCCTCGAGCACCACCCAGCACGACCACGAGCTCGAGGAGCACCACATGAGCAAGACCACGACCGGGCCCGTGTGGCTCGACACGCGCACCGGCGAGATCGTCGACGCCGAGCCCGAGGAGGGCCGGCTCCTCGTCGCCGCCGGCGACGAGATCACCGACGAGGTCCGGGCGCAGCTCGAGCTCGCCGTCGAGAACCACGCCGGCCGCCACGGCGCGCCCGAGGCGATGACCGACCCGACCCTCGAGCCCGGCACCGGCGACGACGACGTCGACGTCGCCTCGCTCAACAAGGCCGCGCTCGTCGCGCTCGCCGAGGCCCGCGGCGTCGACAGCTCCGGCACCGTCGCCGAGCTCCGCGAGCGGCTCGCCTGATGCTCCCGGTCGCCGACGTCCGGATCGTCACCGGCACGCCGGCGACCATCGCCGGCGCGATCTACGACCAGGAGGGCGACCCCGTCGCCGATCCTGGCGCGGTCACCGTCGGCGTCGTCAACCTCGCCGGCGGCACCGTCGTCAATCCCGGCTCATCGACCGGGACGCTCACGGCGTCGCCCGCGCTCCGCACCGTCGAGCTCGAGGCGCCCGACGACGTCGACCTCTACACCGTCACCTGGTCGGCCGGCGCCTCGAGCTCGAGGACGCTCGTCGAGGTCGCCGGCCGGCACTACGCCGGCCCCCAGGCGATCCGGGCGTCGGATCCCGTGCTCTCCGATCCCGGCCAGTACCCCGACGCTCGACTGATCCAGGCCCGGCGCGCTGTCGAGGACGAGTTCGAGCGCGTCATCGGGTACGCCCTGGTCCCCCGCGTCGGCGTTCACGAGGAGCTCGTCGACCAGGCCCGCAACGTCACGCTCCCGCACCAGCTCGTCCGCACGATCCGCTCGGTCACGTTCACGCCGTCCGGGACGAGCACGCCGATCACCGTCGCCCACGAGCTCGACGCCGGCGCCGGGACCGTCAGGATCCCCCGCACCGGCGCCGGCCTGGTGCGCGTCGTCTACACCCACGGCCTCGACCGGCCGACCGGCGAGGCGCTCGATGCGTTCTTCACCCGAGCTCGTGACGTGATCCACCGCGACAACCGCGGGCTCTCCGACAGGCTCACCACGTTCACGAGCGACGTCGGCGGCACCTACTCGCTCGCCGTCGCCGGCCGCGGCGGCTCCCTCACCGGGATCCCCGACGTCGACGTCGTGCTCCGCGGCCTGTCCCGCGGCACCCCTGGGATCGGATGATGAGCTCGAGCTCGATCCCTCGAGTCAAGGCCGCGCTCGTCGAGCACCTCGAGGCCGCCGAGTGGCCCGGCGCCCGCCCGGTCGTCGCGTACGGCTGGCCCCGCGACATCGGCCGCGAGATCGTCATGATCGGCGGCACCGCCGAGGGCTCCCAGGAGTGGGTCGCGTTCGGTTCCCGCCAGCGCGAGGAGCTCTACCGGCTCGAGCTCGTCGTCCAGGTCATGCACCCCGGCCAGGCGCAACGAGCGGCGACCGAGCGAGCGTTCGAGCTCCTCGGCGTCGTCGAGGCCGTGCTCCGGGCCGATCCCTCGCTCGGCCTCGAGGACACGCTCGTCGCCGAGCTCGCCGTTCCGAGGCTCCGCGAGGGCCCCGACTCCGAGGGCTACGTCACCGTCGTCACCGCCGGCGTCGGCATCCGCGCTCGTATCTGACCCAGGAGGTCACGAGATGAAGTTCCGCTACATCGGAGGAGTGCAGGACGTCGCCGTCGTGCTCCCGA